CTGCTTCCTTGTCGTGCTTCAACGCAATCATCCCGCACTCATACAAATCTTTCTCTGCTTTTTCGTCATAGGTAATATCAACCTTCACATACTTGGTGGGGTCGGGGCGAGACTTGCCGAATCTAATTATACCAAGCCCCTTGGTATTCTCTCCCCCTTTTTGTTTTCTACATCCAATTATCGGCTTTGCGTTTTTCATAGATGGCCTTTCCTTTATCATAAAATTCTGGTTTGTTGTGGTGAACAAGTTGCTGGTCTGCCTCTTTCCCAGTGTGGATTGGGTTTTCATGGGAGAACTTCAAGTCCTTTGCCTCAATAACAACTTGGTCGGCATAGGCTCTTTCTGTGAACTCATTGTCTGAATACAGCCCATCGGAATCCTGGTAATCTGGATGGAATAGCCACCCCCCTTGGGTTTCAAGCCTCTTTTTGTTTATAATAGCCATGCAGAGTAGCTTGTCTGACCTATAGCCATCTGATATGGCCAGCACTTGATCGCTGTTTTTAGAGCCAATTAAAGAGCAAATAGAGGCATCCCAGTGCCTTGGTGGAGCCCAATCATCGGACATTTGCACAATGATGTCTGAATTAGCCAATTTTGCCCCATGGTTCCAGGCATTGATAATGCCACCAGGATTGCATCGAATGGCTTGGTGGGGGGTATAGTCTGTGGGGTCATCGTGATCAACCATGAATAACCACTCAACCTCCAGGGGTTTCTCAGCCAATGAAAGCCATTGGAACCTTCTTTGCCAGGCAACCTGTGGCCTTCCCCTGGTTGCATGAACCAGGGTAATTCTGGGGGCTGGCTTTATCTTCTTCATCTTTGCAACTTCATCTGCCTTGCCCACACAAGCTGAAGCAGTCTCATATAAGTCCATTGATTGCCAACCATAGATTGCCTCAACTTGGTTCCAGTAATGTGAGGATGGTCTAGGTAGGCTCATGGCCGCCCTGGCAGAACCCCAGGCTTTAATCCATTGGCCTCTTCCAGCATATTCCAATGCTGTCCAGTAGTGTGCTTCTCTCCTGTCTGGCTGGAGGGTAATAGCTTGCCCAAGATACTTCAGCCTGTTCTCTGGCTTTGCACATCTGCCCATATTGCAAAGAACATCATATCTTAATGTGTCCTCAAGGTCTTTGAACATTAAAGCCATTTCTCCAAACTCCAGGCACTTCTCCCAGTTCATAGAAAGGAAGTGTTCTTGCTGGGTGTAGTATAGAGAGTTTGGGGCTGGCTCCAGGGTGTCTTTTAGGATTGTAAGGTTTCTGTCTGCTGATGCCTTTTTATATCCATGGGGCTTGTGAATCCTAATTACCTTATCCACCCCAAAAAGCTTATCTGGCTCATTGGAAATTAAAGCTTCATGAACCCTGTTCTTCCATTTGCATTTGCCTTTTCTACTAGCCATTTCTCTTAATGGTATAAGTCCAGCATTTTGGACATCGTATCTGAATGCAACTAAATCTGCCCCCCTTTTGTTTGCCTCTTCAATGGCATCATCTACCAGGGCTTCTGCCCCTGGTTGCATCACATCATCAGCATCCACCCACAAAGCCCATTCATTTTTGCAAGCCTCCAGGGCAGTATTCCTGGCAGAGGCAAAGTCATCTACATGATTCCAGTTAGTGTTTTTATTTTTATAATGAACAATTCTAGCACCGTGAGCCAATGCAATTTCTTCTGTTTTGTCTGCCTCAAGGTTCCCCCTAGAGATGCAAACAATAAACTCTTCTGCCATCGGCTTAAATGACTCCAAGCACCTGGCAATATAGGCTTCTTCATTTCCAGCGATCAGATAGACGGATATAGGATATTTCACTTGAATAGGATTTCTAACTGCAACAAGGATGTCAATTAAATGTGTTTAGTTATTCAAAAAAGTAGGGGCTGGAAGGTTTTATCCCTCCAGCCCCCACAAGGAACACACCAACGCAGTCTTTAGGCGAAGCTTGTGGTGATGCGGACGGCCGCATTAGCATCAATCAGTTTCTCGCTGGTGTTCATGCGAACACGGAGGACATTGCTACGGCGGGCTTCATCACGATAGCTTTCAGAAACAAAACCACCAGGGGCATCAGCCGACCACACCAGGGTACGACCAATTCCACCAGCAGTGAACTGACCACTCTGCACATTGGCAACAATGATCTGCGTATTTGGAACAATGAACCCACCAGAGTAGGTCTTATTCTTGTTAGCAGAGTTAATTGCGGCCCGACCAACCAAAACCCGCTCAACCCCAAGGGCGGCGGCGATTTCAGCTTCTGCCAGGAGACGGCCCTTGGTGTCAGAAACAACACCAAAGAACTGGTTCTGGAGTTTGGTTGTGCGGCGGATACGCTCAAACACAGGGGCAGACATGATGATTGTGTTGGCTTCATAACCAAGTTTGTTCAACTCAGTGCGAGCACCAGCAACGTCACCAGCCACATCAATGTTTGCAAGATTTGCAGTGGTGTAGGCAGAGATTGCACTCTGGTCAGCAGTTGTGAATGGGGTTGTGCCAGCAAACAGAATGTCGCTTACACGCTTCTCATGGCCAAGCTTGATTTGGCGGAGGAGGAAGCGGGCAGACGATGCTTCGAGATCAAAAAACCGGTCAGCATCTGCGCGGAAACCGTCATCAATTAGCTCTTCGAGGCCATACTCAATCGTATCGTAGGTATCAGTACCAAACGCACGAACAGCACGGGCATAGTCAGAAGAGGCTCCACGGGGTTTAGAATCATTGTTCAACAGGTCAGCTTGTGCAAGCTGAACTTTGAGATATTGGCCGCTCTTGGCAGGGACAGGAAGCAAAGGCAGAACCTCTGCTCCGATCAAGCCAGTTTCAGCATTAGGAGCCTCGATCAACGCCTGGTTGATATCGGCTCTTACGGTTGTGCCACCAGAAATAAAACTCATTGTATTATTATTCTTTCTTGGTTATGGGTTAGAACATTGGCACTGCAATTTCAATTACAGCAGAAGTCGCAGTAGCGGCTTCCAATGCAATTCCAGCAGTAACAAGGTTTGCCGCCAAGGTCGTAACCTGGCCAGCGGCATCGAATTTCATCACATCACCCACAGCGGCCACGCCACTCACGGTTGCGAAGAAAGTAGGATGAAACAGCTTCACGGTCACATAACCATTAGCGGCCACATCTTCTAGGGTTGAACCAATAGCTTTGGTCGCACCAGTAACAGCCACATCAACACCACCAGCAGTGGTCGTAGAAGGCTGAACCATGCGATAAGCTGAGATAGCGGACGATGTTGAGAAAGTCCGATACCCACTATCAATTTGCGTACTCATTTATATTTATCCTTTTTGTTAGATGTTCTTAATGCCACGGCTAAGAGCCTCAGCATATTCTTGGGGGTTGGAAAGCATGACGGCCTTCATGGCCTTCAGCTTCGAAGTCTTATATTCTGCATGAGCAGAAACAAGTGCTTCAAAGTTCTTTGGCTCCTCTTTCTTTTCAAGAGCAACCTCAACAGCAGGTGACGCAGGAATGGGCTTGATGCCAAACTGGGTCAGAACTTTTTTAACAACTTCTGACATCTCAGATTCATCTTCCTTTTCCTCTTCGTCTTCTTTTTCAACAACAATAGTGGGGGCTTCTTGAGCCTGGACAACTTCCTCTTTCTTGGTATCGTCCTTAACTACTTCGTCTTTTTTCATTTCATCCTTGGGCTTCATAGAATCCTCAAGGGCGGATAGGCGAACTTTAATTTCATCCATATCCTTTTTATAATCATAACCTTCTTTATTTTCCATTGCTTCTCCTTGTTTTGTCAAACCATCACCTTCAACAACTGCATTGGGCAGGTCAATGGGGATTGGCTTTCCTCCAGCCATATAGCCGAGTTTTTTTTCTGCTTTTACGCAAGAACCTGGTTCATAGGGTTTGGAGCCTTTTGCTGGCTTGTAACCATCCCAACATCTTAATTCTTTTACTTTCTCCATGAACTTAATCATTTCCTCAAACAATCCATTGGTTGCCGCTGGGCTAGATACCAGGTCAGCAGAGGCAATGCTTTGGGGTCTGATGTAGTCTTTGCCATTGATTGACTCACTCTCATTCACAAATGCCAGGGAGATTCCAAACTGGTCTGGAGCCTCATCTGCCATCTCTTTGATCAATCCATAATGCTGGCTACTCTTCAAAAGCTTTAGGTCTGCAATCAGCTTATTGCCCTCAATCCTGGCATTCCTTGCAAAGCCCACGACCGCATCCAATCCAGAGCCGTGGTTCATCTTGACCTTAACTCCATTGGGAGCCTGTTTCATGATGTCCATTGCCTTCTCCAGGCTTAGTTTATCTACAAACAAGTCATGCCCTTTGGCCTCACCAATCTCCAGAATGCTTACCCCACCAAAATCATTTGCTTCCATCTCCTCATCACCACATTCCATCTCTTCCTCATCCCTGTAGGTATTGTAGGCTACAGCAGACCTCTGGGTTTCATCTGGGAACTTGCTTATTGCTTCTTCATCTCCCATGAATCTAGACACAAAGTCCTGTTCGGATTCGTCACCTGTGGGAAGGGGCAAGGGCATGAATGCCCAGGTTATGTCAAAGTAGGTCGCCGTCAGCCTGGCGGTAGGATGCTTTCACCTTGCCACCACCTGCCATGAGCAGAAACTTATTTACCCTGGCCAATGCCCAGGCATTCCTGGAGTTTGGCTTACCACCACCAATGGTTGGCCTAAAGCTTGTTGAGTAGGCTCCGGCACCCCTTCTGAATACCTTCTTTAGGGCTCCCAGGGATGGGGCTTTCTTCCCAGGGTTCTTATCTTTCCATTCCTTCAGCTTGTTCTTGATTGATTCTTCTGCACCCTCTCCAATCTCAATCTTGCCACCAGTGCTTTTTGTGGCCGCTGAACCAGGCTTGTTCTGCTCAGAACCCTTGATTCTTTCCTTTGGTGGTGCTGGGGTCTGAGAGGCAGACTTTGCACCTGGTCTCTCAAGCTTTACGGCATCAGCACCCCGTCCATATAGGGCTTCTGTGTATTGATCAAAAGCCTCCTCAAAGTTTTCTTCTGTAAACAATTCCTTTGGAATAATCATTTTAATGTCGGCCCCTTATATTCTTTATACATTGCATACACTTCCTTGCTATACTTCTTTCCATTCAGATTGCCAGCAAAAGTTTCAGCAACAAATTCTTGTGGGTTTTTCATTGCATAGTCGCTTACCTGTTTTGCAACAGACTTTTTCAATGCACCAATTTTCCCGCTTCCAAATTTACCCCTTTTCCATGTGCGCCATTGTTCATAAGAAACATCTTTTGCATGGAGAGCATGGCCATATTCATGTCCAAAAGTATCAACAGCACTGCTCCATTTATCCTTTACGCCCTGTTCTTTCATTTGCAAGTATTTGTCACTCTCAAAATATTTGCTGTTGAATGTAATTGCTTGATAGCTTCTATCCTCGCTGTTGCTTGAAATAGCATAAGCCCTTGACCATCTTCCAGTAAGTCTTTCTGTTGTGATCATATATGGTGGCGGTATTTCATATCCCTTTGCCATAATGTTATCAAAGGATTTTTCAATGTGCTGGGTGTTCTTCATGTTCTTGGGAAGTATCACAAATTTAACTCCAGGCTTACGCATCTTTTCTTCAATCCTACTTCTTTCCTGTTCTTCTGGAGTCTTTGGTTCTGGTGTTACCCCCCTTGGTGGTGCTGGTGGTTTTGGAAGATTCGGCCTGGGCTGGGTCGGCGGCTGGGGCTTTGGCTGTGGCTTTGGTGCTTGTTTTGGAATTTTCCCACCAGGTCTTTTCGGGCTATATCCACCAACAAGCTTTGGCCTTCCATAGCCAGATGAACAGCTATTTTCATCGTCAAAGGTTCCATCGTCCTTCATTCCACATGGATTCAATTCTCCATCAGAACTGGCAAGGGCTGTTTCCTCTTGGGGTTCTGAAAGGTTCTTGTCTCTTGATTCCATCTGGCCAACAACTTTCTTTGCCCAGGAATAGCCGGCATCGCCACCCCATCCGTTCCAGGCTTGCCAGCCTTTGCCTTGCTCATCCCAGGTTTCACCCTTCTTATCGACCTCATGGCGATCAAAGAATGCTTTCATTCTGCGGACGGTGTCTGGAGAGAACTTAACCCCATTGATCAAATCCCTAGCCCTGGCAATGCCCACAGGCGTCATTCCCTTTTGGCTGGCTGGTTTCCCTTCCCTTACATCCAAAGCCCTCTTGGCTGACTCCCTGGCTCCTTCTGGTGGCGTAAAATCAATCCCATCATACTTGCCCAACTCAATGCCACCCATCATTCCAGCGATCAGCATCTTCCATTCATGCTGGCTGAGATTCTGAAGTTCTTCTAAATTACTTTTTTTTTGAGAAAGCCCTGTAGGTGCAACTGGGGCTTTGGGTGTTGCTGGAACTGGAGCCCCACCCTGGCCTTCATCCTGTTGCCCATCCTGGGCGGCTTGCTTTTCTTTTTCTGTGGTTGGAATGATTTTTCCAGACTGCACACCAGCAACAATGCCCATTGCCTGTTCCCTTGAAATGGTTGGGAAGGCGGCTGTGATAACTGAAACAGCACCCTCCTTGGACAATGCACCAGCCGCAACGGCATTGATAACATTGATAAGAGAAGCAACCTGGGCTCCATTGAGGCTTTGCCCAATAACATCCTCTTGGCCTTCCACCTGCTGGCCGTCTTGGGTTGTTTGTCCTGGTTGCCCTGCCTGTGCTGGCTGGCCTGTGGGCAAAAGAATTTCAGAAACTGCCTGGGCTGGAACTCCATATTCCTTTGCTAGGTCTTGAATCATCTTAGTCTCAATGGCTCTTGCCCTAAAGGCCGCCTCAACATCCAGCCCCTTCTCTGCATAGATTGAACTTGCTGTGGTCAGTCCGGCCTTAAACTCTGCAATGTTTGCCATAGATTCCCGTCCCAGGTCGATAGAAACATTGGCTCCAAAATTGAAGATTCCCTTAGTTGTTTTGGCTCCATTGCCACTAATCATTCCCCTGGCTACGCCATCAGCAATAACAATGTTCTTGATTGGATTCAGAACCTTATCATTAAGTAGCTTCTGGTATCTGTTAAAAGTTCTTCCAGCCTGTTGCATTTCAAGCCTAGCTGTGGGGCCGGACATGGCAGATGGATCGACAGCAAAGGAGTAGGGGATTCCAAGTCCCATGCAGATATTTCTTAATAATATTTTATGAAACTCTGCAAAGGCTCCACTTGGTCTGCTTGGCCCGTCTGGGAAAATGATGTCCTCTCCTGGCTCAAGATAACTAACCTTGCCAGATTCCATTGATTCCAACTTGATTTGTTGGTTATCAAAGTTCTCCTCTGTGGTTAATGCACTAAGGTCAGAGGCGTTATTGTTTGACCTCTTCACAACTGCACTCTGGGAACTGGCAACCTTTGCGGCAAGCTTCTCAAAATTTACGATGTCATAAATATCAGTAGCATCATTGATTGCAGTGTGAAAAGCAGACACGCCCCTGTATTGATCAATCCTAAGTGGGTCGAAATAATGGAATGCTTGGCTGGCTGAAATGGTTACTTGGTAGGAATAGAAATCCCCAATGCTACGATTATAAATATCATAAGCAGTGGGAGCCCCAGTGTCCCTATCAATGTGAATGCCACCAATAAGCTCCAGGCTTGTATAGGTTTTGTATGGGTCACCGAGTCTATCAGATTCAATACCCTGGAGTTTTAAGTCTCCATTCTTATCTCTGACCAATACAAAAAGGAAATCTCCATCACGGAGCATGGACATGGTTGCAACCTGCATAAGGGTTGAGCCTGTGTGCCTGGTTGATAGGTCGCAATTATTAAACCATTCATTCCAATATGCCTCAATCTCAGTGTTAGCCTTGGGGTTGTCTGTCCTGGCTTGGTAGGTTAAGTTCGATGCAACATGACTTGCAAACTTCATTAAGATGGAGCGAACCAAGCCATTGTTTTCTGCCAAGTCTCTTGCCCTCTTCATTAACTCTACACGATCATAATTTGATCTAAAGTCCTCTGCACCAGATAGATTGCTCGGCCCCCGTCTCTCCCTGGTGTATTTTACTGCATCATATTCAAACTTGGTAAGGGCTTTTTTTGCCATCAGCCTTTGAACCCCAGCTTGGGGATTTACAAATGAAACAAGCTTATCCAGGAATGTTTGTTTAAGCTTCATGGGCCGAATTTTGCATAGGTGGTTCTAATTCTTGTGCCAGATGCAGACTGAATAGCAAGAGTCAATTCTGCAATAATCTCTCTAACCTCAGACAGATTAGCCCTGCTGAATGATCTTCCAGCAATGGAATAACTTGCACCTGCCACCGCTATTGCCTCAAGACAAGTGATATACTTATCACGCAGGGAATTTAAGGTGGCAATGGGCAGACCAATGAAATCACCCTTCGCCATTATTCTCAATCTCCTCTGTCAAGCCTGCTGGCATGATCTTCAATCTCTTATGCAAAGCCGCACCAACAATTGCCATGCATTCACAATCAAGCAAGTGGTTATGCTTGCCTATCTGCTTCCACACCCTCCTGGTTCTGCCCGTCATTGGATTCCTGACCTCTACCTTTGTTTCGGATGAAATGTGAACTTTCCAAACCTCTGGTGTGTCCTCTGCAATAAACCCATCAGTTTTCAAAAGGTTGGATAGGATGTCTTTGATGGCTGGGTTAGACCATCTCCAAACTGGGCAAAGCTTCCATTTCCAGCCCTCCCTGGAGCCAACATTCTTTCCGCTGAATGGGTCTCCATTGGCAATCCTGGCAAATGGTCTTTGAACCCTCTGCTCTCCCACAATCTCTGAGAAGCTTGATTTGTCTGAACCAACCAGGGCAATAAAACCCCATTGGCAACAATGCAAATAAACATCACGGGTCTGGTCACCAGAATCAATGAAGGTTGCTTTAGGCTCAACATTGAACTCATCAGCCTTGGCCTTTATGTCTCCCCAAGTCTCAAGCCTTCCAGCCCATACCAATCTGCTTTTGCCGTCCATGTCCCAAGCCCTCACAACACACCAGGCATGGAAGCCGCCGGCCTCTTGAATATCACAGGCCATGACAAGCTTCTCGCCCATGTTCACTTCCCCAAGTTTATATTTGCCTGGTATAATCTCTACCCTCTCTTGGTCGTGCTCCATCCATGGTTCTGCAAGAACCCTGTTCACAAAGTCCTGTAGCCCTATAATTCCGCTGTGCTTGTCCTGTAGAAATTTAACTGCCAAGCTTCCAAAGGTTACCCAGGGCGGGTATAGACCATTCAAATGATACGACCTTCTGCCTGGCTCACCCTTGGGGTTGGTTGGTCTCCACTCACCCTGCCTCAACATCATTGTTTTGTGTCCATCCCTAATTGGCTTCTGGCAGTTTTCACATTCATAGTAGGCTGAATTTTTTACTATACCAAAGTCATACACCCCATCTTCAAGCTTTGCCTTTTCATCCCACTTCACCCTTTCCCAAATAAGCTTTTGTTTATGTCCACAATGGGGGCATGGAACAAAGAAGAATCTCATGTCTCCCTTCTGCCACTCTGCCCAGATAATTGAATCTGCTGTGGTTGGCGTGCTGGTGGAAACAACCAAATGGTTTGGATAGGTTGCAACTCTGGCTTCTGCTAACTGCAATGCTCCAGCCTCTTTTGAGTTTGTGCCATCACTAAACTTATCAACCTCATCGAGCATCAAAAGTGAAACTGATCTAGAGGAAAGATTGGCTGGGCTGTTTGAGCCAACAAACCAAAGGCTCATTTTTCTAAAGTGCTGTTCGAGTATCTTTATTTTATCTGTGTTCTCTGGCTTTTCCTTTGCCAAAATTGGGCAATCATCCACCATTGGCAACCACCTGGTTTCTGAGAATGATCTTGCCAGTGCTTCAGATGGCATTACCCAAAGTGCTGGGCATGGCTCAACTGCAAGTCTGTAGGAAAGCCCTGCAAGAATTGTGGTTGTCTTGGATGTCTGGGCTCCCCACACCAGGGTAATTCTCCTAACAGAATCATTCCCAAAAGCCTCCAGGGGCTCCCTCACATAGGGAGTAAGATTTGTGCTATACGGGCCTGGAATGTTTGTGATTCTTGGTGAAAGAACCAGGCTCTGCTCACACCATTCTGAAATTGATAATTGCTTCTTGGGAATCAAGAAGCTTTTCATGAAGGGAACAAGCTTCATTCATCTAGTCAGAAGATGCCCTTTTGAATATGCCTCAATTGGGTTGCCATGAATCCAGTTGTGGCAAGTCATGCACACTGCCATAAAAAACTCTTTCTCATTTAGCCTCTCTCCAAACCTACCCCTTTTGTGGTGGATTTGATCTGCTTTTTTACCACACCTTTCACATAGTGGGTTCTGCTCCAGGTATTCAACCCTTGCTATGGAATAGACCTTGTTCTGCTTGGCTCTTTTTTTTGAAACAGGATTAAGCCTTCCACCCCTCTTCATTGGGGTCTTGCGTTTGAGTGGTGTGCGTTTCATCGATCAAAGAATGGAAGCACAATGCCAAGAATTGCGATTGCCACCAGCAGAACAATAAAGCATTCATTCATTTGAATGCCTCATCTTCTGTTTTTTGGATTGTGAGCATCAATTGATCTACTGCATCTTGGATTGCTTTTTTGGAACATTCTGGGTCGCTTGGGTTTGCCCTGGTTGCGACAGACGATGGCATAGCATCCAGTAGTGAACGGATTTGAGAGAGGAACTTAGAAAGAGTTTCTTGAACTTCGTCTGCCGAAAGTGTTTGTCGAAGCCTAGTCTTTTCTTCTTCATGGCATCTCTTGGCATCTTCATATCCTTTCCTTGCTTCATTGTGGGCATGGATTGCGGCTTTGATGTGGAAGATGTTGTCTGTTTTAAGGGCTTTACCAACCTTCCTGGCCGCTGATAGTTCAATTCTTTCTGCCCTAAGAACTCTGCCCAGGCTTGTTGTTGCTGATATATCCTCATCAGAAAAACCTGCTGGTTCTGGTTCTTCCTGGTTCTCTTTGGCTGGCTCCATTGGGATGGCGTGCTTCTTGGGCATCTTCATATTCTCCAGCCTCCATCTCATGGCTGAAGCTTCTGATTCCAAGGGCATTCCCCTTTTGACCATCCTTGAAACCTGCCCTGGGCTGTATCCCCATTTCTGGCAAAGCTCTTTTTGACTTATCATAAACTAATTTAACTGCTGAGGGATAATCTTCATTCATCACAAAGGCTTGCCACAGGCTTGGCATTTCTCACCATCTTCTTTTTTGCCCTCATCCTCTGGGGCTGTTTGTTCCATTAGTTCTGCCAATTCATCAGCACCAAACCCTGTAATGTCTAAATCAACTTCTCCAGTGTCTAACTCTTCAATTAGGTCTTTCAGTTGTGGCAGGTCAAACTCTCCACTCAATTTATTTAGTGCAATGTTTGCTGTCTTTTCTTTTTGTTCATCTAGCCACACTGCCCAGACATCCACAACATGCACCCCCATGGCCATATAACATTTGAGCCTTTGGTGTCCTCCAACAACTCTTCCTGTTTTTGCATTCCATGTAATGGGCTGGAGATTCCCCAGCTCGTGCAGAGATTTGGTTAATCTGCCCAGGGCATCTGAGGAAATTTTTCTGGGATTGTATGAGGCTGGTAAAAGTTCAGAGATTTTTTTCTGAACTAGCATTGGGTATTTTTGGTCTTTATTCATAAATCTTTTTATATCAGTTTTTTACAATATGGTTTTTCAAGAAACTCTCACAAAATGATCGTGTCCTTTCCC